GAGGCGGCGGCCAAGTCCATTGACGTCAACAACCAGGCGCGGGAGTGGAACCTGAACCTGTTGTTCAATAGCGCACAGCCATCGGGTGTACTGTCAACGGACAAGCAGTTGGGTGACACACGGCGGCAACGGCTAAAGCGGGATTGGCGACAAAAACATGCAGGCCCACAGAACGCGGGGGAAGTCATTATCGCAGACGGCAGTGGGGGTGCCAACTTTCAGGCTACTAGCATGTCCCCCGCTGAAATGCAGTGGGGTGACCTAAGTCGTATGAGCGCACGAGAGGTAGCGGTCGTTTGGAACGTCCCCGCGCAGTTGATTGGGCATACCGAAAGCCAAACGTATAACAACTACAGGTCGGCCCGCCGTAGCCTGTATGTTGAAAAGGTCATCCCACTCACCACAAAGCTGTACGGCTTTTTGAATCGCGCCGTCGTGGCAAGCTACGACGAACCGCTACTGTTAGACTTTGAAACTACGAGTATCGACGCCCTCAAGAAGGAAATTAATGAAATGCACGAGCGGGCACGGGAGGACGTGCAAAACACCGTGCTGACGCCCAACGAAGCGCGTGACCGCATTGGTGAAGGCGACGTGGAAGGCGGGGACGTACTGCTCGTGCGTGAGGGTATGATTCCGCTCAGTGCAACCCCGAGCAGCCCGCAACAAGCACAACAAGGCAGCCTTGAACCTATGGATGTATCTGGTGATGCAAAGTCGGACGACAAGGCGATTGACTTTAAGCCCAGCCGGGATATGGAGTTTTTCCGGCAAAAGGAAACGGATGGCATTGACCTAGACCCACCAGAGTCTATGGTCAACGCCGCAGAGTTGGGCATGCAAAAGAAGGAGGAACTTGAGCTAAATGACTGCGGCACCGGGGAAGGCGAAAAGAGTGCTGAAATGATTATGGGCGGTGAGATTGAAATGGACCGCATGCGCAAAATTGCTAGCTACCTGGTGCGCCACGAGGACGAATACCCGCACGGCACGCCGCCGAGCCAGGTCAGTGACGAAAAGATGCAAGATGGCTGTGGCATCGTACAGTACATGCTTTGGGGCGGTGGGACTGACGAAGCCTTCAATTGGGCACTGCGCAAGGCCAACCAGGTGGCCGAAGCCGAAGGCGACCAACCCCCGTATTCCGATGAGGACATGAAGGGTGCAAATCACAAACGCCGTTGGTCGTTCGACATTGACCTCAAGGCTGATGTTAGCGATCTAAATGAAGGCACCAAGGTCACGTGGGGGCCGTCCAACGCCACGCGATATGCCCGCGTCGAGGAAGTGCATACGAGTGGCAGCGTCACCAGCCGTAGTGGTGCCGACGAAGAAACCACGATGGAAGCGTCTGAGGACAACCCCGTGATCGAACTACAGCACTACGAAGAAACCGACGACGGGTGGGAGTTGACCGAAACGTACACGGTCCACCGCCCCGGCAACCTTGAGGTCATAGATTCTCTGCCGTAGCATGCACAATCTTACGGATTGGGCAGCACAGTCATGTCGGTTCGGTGGGCTCTGTAACCCCAAGGACCAGGGCGAAGCCCGGCGAGCGGCAAAGCAATTCGACCAGGTACGGGACGCCTTCATCGACCGCATGCGGGGCCCCGTCAAAGATGTGCTAGATGAGGTCATATCGGAAGTGCAAAGTGCCGCACGCAGCGCACGCACTCGTAGCGAGCTACGGACCTTGGTAGAAGCCGCAGCGGAAGGGGGCCGCCCCTTGTACCGTGACGAGGTAGAAGGCATATTCCAAGACGTAAGCACTTCGTTTTACAGGCGCACACACGACGCCCTGGACGGCACAGAGCGGTCCCACGCCTGGTACCTAAAGCAACCCCAAGGGCAGGGCAGGCAGCCCTCAGAGGGCCAGCCTGCGCAAGGGCCCACGCCGGGGGCCGGGGTGGCCGCCGCAGCCGCAGCCTTTTTTGCGGCCAACTTGGGCGTTTTGGTGGCAGGTGCACACCTTACCACGCGCCGGGCTATACTAAACATCTTAGAGGATGTAATACAGGAAGCCAGGGAGGAAGGCTTGCGCCTGGACGAAGTCGTGGACCTGTTCTTGGACCGCCTTGGTGTAAGCAACCTGAACAGCCAAACGCGTGCCGGGCTAATTGCACGCACGCTCGTCATTCGTGCGAGCAATTGGGCGTCTCTGCGTGCGGCACGGGACCACCCGCAGGACTGGCTCAAGAATTGGGTGAGCGTGCGAGACAACCGTGTGCGGCCAGCGCACTTGGACACAGACTTTAGCGACCCCATCCCGCTTGGGGAGCAGTTCAACGTCGGGGGCTTCCCGGCACGGTTCCCGGCTGACCCACGGTTGCCACCAGGGCAGAGCATTAACTGTCGTTGTGTGTTGTTCTATATATCTGAGTAGTCATGCCTCTTTCCCGTATCCAGCGCACCACCGGGCCCGGCCAAAGCACAGTGCCAGGGCGTACGCGCCGCCGCGAAAAGTTTAGCGATAAGAGTGAGTTTGACAGCGCGGTGGCAAAGATCCGTAAGAAGCTACAGGGCTTGGACGATGACATTGAGTACCACCTAATCCTTACGGCTGAACGGCCTACTTCGGAAACCTAGAAGGCGGTTCGGCAATACCCCTTACAAGTTTCTTCACAATAGATTTAGAGCCGTGGACCGTACGCCGCTTGCAAAGCAACTTGAGGTAGCCGTCGCCACCTGTGCCGAGCACCGTGGCGTCGAAGTGGGCGAGGTCATGCAGGACGTGGCTGACCGGGCCGGGGTTGCCCCTAGTACCGTGCGACAAGACGTGCACGGGTACATCAAAAAGCCAAACCTAGACCGCTTGGCAACCTACGCCAGTGTAACCGATCACCCGCTAGACGTCCTGCTGGACGCCGCAAAGGCAGCGGGCCTAGACTACATCCCAGCGGACAAAAAACTACGCGACAGCGCACGGAGCGCGTCGGACCTGCGTTTTAATGATACAACCGAAGGCGAGTGGAATAAACCTGACCTTGCGGATTGGAAAGACGAACTGGATTTTGAAGGGCAGTGGGCCGACGCCACGCAGGAGCAAAAAGCAATCATCGCAGGGTCTACGCTCTTTGGTGAGGTCGATGCAGATACGTTTGCAGAAGCCAACACCTACCCGCTCGTTGAGCCGGGCGCTGGTCTAAACATGAACGCCCTGGATAGCGCATGGCGACTGGCGGGCCGCGCTCCCGACCCGGAAGGGGCCCGCCGTACGCTGGAATCACTGGCGAACGAACACTTTGACATGAGCTTCCGCGACGACGATGATGACGAGGAAATGGGTGCCGCCCCGAACGTCCACGTAAACACCGACGCACAAACTGACGGCAAACAGATGGACAGCCCACTTACAAGTACACTTGAAACCAAGAACAGCCCCGATGCCGTCGATCCGTTTACCGACAAGGTGCACGAGGACGACACGGAATTTAAGGGCAGCATGCATGCAGAAATCAAGGACGTGGACCAGTCCAGCCGTATTGTGACGGGATACTACGCGGCCTGGACGCCGGATGCTGCTGACGACAAGTTCGAGCCGGGGGCCTTCGAGGAAAGCATTAAGAAGTTTGGTCCACAGGCAGACAAGCAGCGCATCGTGCACCTGAACCAGCACCTAACGCGTGAGCCCATCGGGCGGCCCATCACGCTCAAGGAGGACGACCACGGCCTGTACTTTGAAACCTTGATTGCCGACTCCCGCAAGGGCCGGGACGTAATGGCACTGTACGACGCGGGCGTGATTACCGAACACAGCGTAGGCTTCCAGCGCCAGGAGGAAGAACAGAAGGATGACCTGAACCACATTACAAAGGCGCTCCTACTGGAGGGGAGCAACGTCACGTGGGGCTCAAATAGCGATACGCCGTTTACAGGGTTTAAGTCCAACAAACAGGCAATTAAAGAACTTGTAAATTATGCGTCTAGCTTAAAGTCTGCACTCAAAGAGGACTTGACGCAAACAACAGCCCGTGAAGTCGAACATGGGCTAGACACGATTGAGTCCCAGCTACGTCAGCTTATGGACGCTGTGGGGGACCTTGCGGAGCAATCAGAACAGGCAAACGCAGACCCGATCAAGAAGGGGGATCTAAACACTGCACTGCGTAGCTTTAAGGAGCAAATGGGAGCCATTGAAGAAAACACGTCCAGTACCCGAAACGACGATAAAGGAATTATCATACCTACCCCTGACTTGAAAGACGACAACGACACGGAAAGCGACGTAACTGATCTGGTCCCAGACACAGACTTTTTTGCTGAAACCGATGCCTGATCCAGTCACCAAAAGCGACCTTGAAGAAGCTCTTGATCAAATGGCCGAGACGTGGACGGCCAAGTTCCAAGAGTACCAAGAACGGGCCGATGCCGAGGAGAAAAAGTTTGGCACCGTATTCCCTGAAACCAAGGAAGCCCTTGACGAGGTACAGGACAAACTTGATGAGCTTGAGGACACATGGCGCGAAAAGGCAGACAAGCGCGAGCGCCAGCAAGAGGACGTTGTTTCCAAGGTCCTTGGGAATAAGGTGGAGGTGCCTGGATCGGAGGACCAAAAGGCTTACGACAAGTACCTGCGTGAGGGCAAGCGCGGCCTGTCGCCGGATGAGCGGAAGGTGCTAGCCACTTCCGATGACACCGGGGCCGGGTACCTTGCACCGCCCGCCTTTAGTGCGGAGGTCATTCGGGACATTGTTGAAATGAGCCCGATCCGCGAACTGGCC